CTATAATTTGTGTATAAACAGAGATAAACTATAATAAACTATTTTGCAATAAAAAAATGAACAAGTACAGAAATATAAAAACAGTAGTTGATAATATCACTTTTGATTCCAAGAAAGAAGCCGCACGTTACAAAGAATTGAAACTCCTTGAAACGGCATGGCACATCATGCATCTAGAGCTACAGCCTAAAATACCACTAATTGTAAATGGTAAAACAATTGCCACCTATATAGGTGACTTTAAATATTGGTCACAAGAAAAAAATGATTGGATAGTGGAAGACGTAAAATCAGAGGCAACCAAAACTTCTACATACAGGCTTAAAAAAAAGATATTGGAAGCACAAGAGCCACCTGTTATAATAACAGAAATCTAGTCATAAGACTGACATAACCCAAAAGGGTTAAGGAATGTAACAATAGACCCTCTAACAATTTCGGCGGCGATCTCAACCGCAACTGCCGCATTTGGTGGAATTAAACGTGCCTTTGCCGCAGGTCGTGAACTAGATGCAATGGTAGGTGATTTGAGTAAGTGGATGGGCGCAGTATCAGATGTTTCAAACATTGAAAAGCGAGCAAAAAACCCTTCGATTTTACGAAAGGTTTTCAATGGACAGTCGGTAGAGCAGGAAGCTCTGGAAGCATTCGCCGCTAAAAAAAAATTACAACAGCAACGAGATGAACTTCGCACTTTCATTTCTTTCAGTCATGGCACAAAAGCATGGGACGAACTAATTGCTATGGAAGGTCAAATTCGCAAACGTAGACAAAAGGAAATTTATGAAGCTCAAGAACGTAAAGAAAAAATTATCATGTGGGTTGTCCTTATTCTTACCCTCGGCATTGGTACTGCTGTGCTTGTTGGGCTTTCTTATGTTCTCTGGCTTGTTGATCGCGCATGAGCATTACTATCAACCCACATTAGAGAACGGTGATTTGACAATATGTCGATTAAAAAAGATAGAAAAAGCACATCAAAACGCAAATGGACAAGATGCTCATGCTTGGTGGTGTCTTTATGAGGGAGCGAATGGCAGTGGTTTTCTTGAACTTGTGGACAGTTATGATCTATGTCCAAAGCAGGTTGTATGTGAGTATGACCCCAAAGAAAAACCGCCATCTGTAAAGGATATGTTAAACGCAATGAAGGATGCATTTAAATGAAAAAGTTAGAAGAAAATAGTCGCTTTTCAGCATACGACCTAGATAATGACAATGTCGTATCAGATGAGGAGATTGATAAAGCCAAAGAAATAATAGAGTTTGAAGATAAGAGTCGCAAGCATTTAGCACAATTAAGGTTAGCAAGATATAGTTTAATAGCGATAGGAATATATACTTTGCTCCTGTTTATGCCTTTTATTCCAGATGAACGCATAGCACAGATTATAAAGATATCTGATCTTTTTTATATTTCACTCTGTTCTGTGGTGGGTGCTTACATGGGGTTTACTTCTTGGTCATCAAGAAAATAAATTTGACTTTTTTAAACGTATAGTATTAAAGTCGATTCACACAAATTAATATTTAGGAGAATACAATGAGCATTGACGCTTTAAATTACGCTTTTAAATGCCAGACAAAAAACGCTACACAGAAGGCTGTTTTACTCGTTTTGGCGAATTATTCCAACGAAAACAATCAATCATACCCATCTATTTCTACTATATCCAGACTGTCAAGTTGTCAGGATAGGACAGTCATAAGAGCCTTGAAAGACCTAGAAGAAAGTGGGTTCATTCAAAAGATGCCCAGATTTAATGATAAAGGTCAAACATCAAACTTATATATAGTAGGGGGTGACAAAATCGACATGGGGGGGGTGACAGAAACAACACCCAATACTAAAGACGATACATCTAATAATATAAAGATAAGGGGTGACAAAAAAGACACCCCCTATACTGAAGAATTTAGTCAGTGGTGGGAGTTATACCCTAGAAAAGCAGGGTCAAAGAGAGAAGCATTCAAAGTGTTTCAAAAGGTCTTAGAAAAAGAACTTTTTAGCACTATTTACGTAGCAACTGATATTTTCTCACATAACATTAGACTAAATCATCACACAGATGTAAAATTTATTCCATATCCTGTTACATGGTTAAGGCAGGAGAGATGGGAGACAGTAACTAAAGAAGCAAAAAACACAAATTTAAACAGATTGGCAGGATAAAATGGATAAATTAAGAGAAGCAGGAATACAGCTTAAAAGTTATAGGGTGGGCGACCACAAGGTAACTTGTCCTCAATGTAGCCACACAAGAACAAATAAAACAGACCCATGCCTTTCCGTAAAGATAGGAATAGATAGTGGGTTATGGAATTGTCACCATTGTGGTTTTAAAGGCGGTTACGGAAGTGATCAACCTGTAAGAAACATTATTAGACCACAAAACCCTATTAGAAAAAACCCAGACGATAATATTTATGAGTATTTTCAGCAAAGAGGGATAAGCAAAAAGACTGTAGATGATTTTGGAATATTTAAGTCAGAATATTCATTTGGAAAAGGTAAGGAGGGATGTATAGCGTTTCCATACTATAAAGAGGGCGAATTGGTAAACGTTAAGTATCGCACTAGAGATAAGAAATTTCGACAAGAAAAAGATTCAGAAAGAACTCTGTACAATATGGACAGGGCTTATGAAGCATTTAAAAAATCCAAGACAATAATCTTTGTTGAGGGCGAGATGGATGTTTTGAGTTTCTATGAAGCAGGTTTTTCTAATGTGGTATCTTTACCAGACGGAGCAACTAAAACACCAAAATATGATGACAATGATAAAAGGTTTCAAGCACTCAGATCATGCGGTTGGCTTAACGATGCGGAGAAAGTTATTTTGGCAGTTGATAATGACGAGGCAGGTGAAGGCTTAAAACTAGAATTAATACATAGGTTTGGAAAAGATAGGACTTGGTTAGTTTCGCATCAAAATGGATATAAAGATGCAAATGAATTGCTTATGGGTATTGGTGTCAGGGGATTAGAATTATGGGTAGAGTTAGCAAGCCCACATCCGATTGATGGATTATATTCGGTTACAGACTATCAAAAAGAAGTACTGCAAATATACAGAGAAGAAACCAAAAAGACATTTTCCACAGGGTTTTTAAAACTAGACACGCTTTATACTGTTATGCCTTCAACATTCACAGTTGTTACAGGTGTTCCCAATCATGGAAAGTCAAACTTTTTAGACCATGTTATTGTGAATATGGCGAAAAAACATAATTGGAAATTTGCAATATTTTCTCCAGAACACTCAACAGCTATGCACATCAGGAGGTTAGCAGAGAAGGTTGTAGGTCAGCCATTTGACAGAGGTATTACGGAAAGAATGTCGGAAGATACATTAAAACAGACATTGAAGTTTTTAAATGATCATTTTTTCTTTATTGAAAGTGACGATACCGTACCTGACATTGATTGGATATTGCACAAAGTAAAAGCGGCTTGTCTCAGGCATGGGGTTCAAGGGGTAGTGATCGACCCTTATAATGAGATAAGTTCTATCAGAGAGAACAACAAAAGAGAAGATGAGCATATAAGGGATTTGATAAGTAAGTGTAAAAAGTTCACACGATCACATGAGCTTGCAATGTGGATGGTTGCCCACCCTGCAAAGATGCAAAGAACAGCAGAGGGGATTATACCACCACCAACACTTTACGATATAAGTGGTGCGGCTCATTGGAACAATATGTGTGACGTTGGCTTAGTAGTTCACAGGGATTTTGAAACACATCAAACAAGAGTAATTACGAGAAAGGTAAGGGAGCAGGGGTTATATGGTTCAATAGGTGAAGTGTACTTTGACTATAATCTTAGCACTCATTTATATGAATAGTTGACCATTGTACAAAAAAATACTAAACTCCACACACTTGTTTATTCTCCCTGTCAAGGAAATGACGAGTTAATTTGTGTTGTAGGGGAGTAGGTTGAAACAGTCGCCTGTTTATATCTGCTCGATAATAACCTCTCCCCTATTTTAAATACGAGTAAATGCAAAACATGGCTAAAACACAAAAAAGAGATTACAAGTATCATTCTGAAGCACAGAAACAGCAGATGTTGGAATATTTCGTGTATGGATACACAACAGAAGATGGTTTGTGGAAGCAACCTACAATCAAAGAACTGTCAGATAAGTTTGAGATAAGTTACAATACTGTTTATAAATTAGCACAGAGAGATGATTGGCAAGGTCAGGCAAAAAAATATGTTGTTGAATATCATAATCAGATAGCAAAAACAAAAAGACAGGAATTGTCAAAACATGGCATTGAGATAGACAGCAAAATAATAGATATAACAAAGACCATTCTCAATCAGGTGATGAAGGGATTAGAGCAAAAGGGCAAAGAAATATCAGGTTGGAAACTTGATAACTTTGCATCAGCATCACTGAAAGCTCAGAAGATGGCAAAATTAGCACTAGGTGAACCAACAGAAAACATGAAGGTGGAAACAGTAGATGCAACGCAATCTGAAACATTCCAAGAAGCTCTTAACACTCTTAGAGAAATTGAGTCAGAGCAGTTTGGTAGAGGAGCAAACACAAGCGATAGCACTAGCCGCCTCAATTAAGTGGTCACAGAAAGAAGCTAGGCTTAAACAACTCACTCCAGATCAAGATTTCAATATATGGTTAATTCTAGCAGGGCGAGGATGGGGTAAAACTCGCACAGGAGCGGAAGATGTGTATAGATATGCACTATCAAACCCAAATACCATTTCAGCCGTTGTAGCACCCACTTTTGGCGATTTGAGGAGAGTGTGCTTTGGTGGGGTAAGTGGTCTGACATCTATCATACCAAATGAAGCATATCAGCATAATGACATGACAAAAGGCTATAATGTAAGTAATTCAGAGATACGTTTATTCAATGGCTCAAGAATAGTAGGCTTTTCAGCTACAGAACCCAATAGATTAAGAGGTTCACAGTTTCACAGAGCATGGTGTGATGAGTTAGCGGCATGGCAGTATCCAGAGACATTTGACCAGTTAATATTTGGTTTGAGATTAGGACAAAACCCACAATGCGTAATAACAACGACACCAAGACCCACAAAGATAATTACTACTCTGTTACAAAGAAAAGATGTATACGTCACAACTGGTAACACATTTGAAAATGAGGACAATCTTGCGGCATCAGCTTTGGAAAGTTTAAGGGAAAGGTACGCAAATACACGATTAGGTAGGCAGGAATTATACGCAGAGGTGCTTACAGATATAGAAGGTGCATTATGGTCTTATAAAATGATAGAGGAGCGTAGAATAAAGCGTGAAGAGATGCCAGACCTTGAAAGAATAGTAGTAGCTATTGACCCTGCGGTCACAAATACGGAAACATCAGATGAAACAGGCATAGTTGTCTGTGGCAAAAATGCTAACAAATACTATGTTTTAGATGATAAATCAGGTAAATATTCGCCTGATGAGTGGGCAAGAACAGCTATAAGGTTGTTTTATGAATTAAATGCTGATAGGATTGTCGCGGAAGTTAATAATGGTGGTGACTTAGTGGAAAGACTGATCCGAACCATTGACAGCAAAGTACCTTACACACCCGTCAGGGCAAGTAGGGGTAAAATGATGAGGGCAGAACCTATTGCGGCTCTTTATGAACAAGAAAGGGTTAGCCATATAGGGGTTTTTAGTGAGCTTGAGGAGCAAATGTGTTCCTACACACCAGAAACCAACAAAAGCCCTGATAGATTGGATGCCTTAGTGTGGGCATTGACAGAACTGAGCGATACCAGAGGGTCAGCGTATTGGAGAATTAGTTAATGCCTACATTTAGAGAAAGAATAGCAAACCTTTTTACACGAACTATACAGACAAAACAGTATCCACAGGTAATGATGAACGTGACAGGCTCATCCTATTACCGCAAGGACAATTATCAAGCTTATGCAGATGAGGGATACAGACAAAACGCAATAGTCTATAGATGTGTAAATGAGATAGCTAATGGTGCGGCATCTATCCCATTTTGTGCATATCAAGATGACATAAAGCTAGATGATCACCCTATACTGTCGCTGTTACGCAGACCAAACCCCACGCAAAGCGGTGTTGAGTATTTCCAAGCCTTGTATTCTTTTCTGTTATTGTCAGGAAACGCATACCCTGTACGCAACGATGTAAACGGACAGCCGAGGGAATTGTTTCTGTTACGACCAGATAGGATAAGAATAGAACCTAGCAAAACCATGATACCAAAGTCATATCATTATATGGTGTCAGGAACGGTGGTTAAGTCATATGACCCAGACCCTGTAACAGGTGTAAGTGAGTTAAAACATATTAAACAATGGAATCCGCTTGATGATTATTATGGATTAAGCCCAATAATGGCAGGAGCGGTGGATATTGATAACCACAATGCAGTTAACAAGCACAATTTAAACCTGCTGAACAACGGAGCAAGACCATCAGGAGCGATAATCTTTAGACCAAAAGATGACAGGGGTGTACCTATGCAACTTACAGATGGTCAAAGACAATCACTTAATGAAGATTTGCAACTCAGATATCAAAGTCCAAACAATGCAGGTAGACCATTGTTGTTAGAGGGTGATTTTGATTGGAGAGAGATGGGATTAAGCCCTAAAGATATGGATTATTTACAGAGTAAGCACGTTGCGGCTAAAGACATTGCACTCTGTTTCGGTGTTCCTAGCCAATTGATAGGCATTCCAGATGCCCAAACATATACCAATGTGCAAGAAGCAAGGTTGGCTCTCTATGAAGAAACAATTATTCCCTTAGCAAAACGTGTAGAGAGCGATATGAATGAATGGATAAGCCCATCATTTGGCGAGGACATAAGTATCAGATATGATTTTGATGCTATTCCTGCTATGACAGAGCGTAGAAAAATGATATATGAGAACGTGACACAAGCGGTAAGGGAGGGAATAATAAGCCGCAATGAGGCAAGAGAAAGATTAGGGCTAGAACCTATCAGTGGCGGTGATGATGTATTTATAGCGGCTAACCTTTTCCCATTGGGATCAACAGAGGTAGCACCTGCGGAAGGAGAAGATGCAGAAGATGATGGCAAAGATGCGTATGATTTTGACGAGTTTAAAGAAGAGATTGAAAAAGATGTTTTCACTACGGAAGCGGAAGCACAAGCAAGAGCGAACCAAATAGGCTGTGTAGGTACACACTTTCATGATACTCCTAATGGTCGGGTTTATATGCCCTGCGAGAGCCATAGTGACTACGAGGCACTGACAGGTGATACTTTAGAAACACCAAAAGCAGAAGCAGATGTTGATACCAAACCAACAGCAGGTATGGTAGAGGAAGCCAAAAAGGGTCTTGAGTGGCGAAAGGAATTTGATAGAGGTGGCACACAAGTAGGTGTAGCCAGAGCAAATCAAATTATAGCAGGAGAGTCGCTTTCACCTAGCACAGTAAGACGAACACACAGTTTTTTTTCTAGGCATGAGGTAGATAAAGAAGCAGAGGGGTTCAGAGCAGGGGAGAAGGGTTATCCGTCAGCAGGTAGAATAGCATGGGCATTATGGGGTGGTGATGCAGGACAAAGTTGGGCAAGAAGAAAAACCGCAGAACTCGACAGAGAAAGAGACAAAAGTGTTGACGGTAGCAAGGCAGAAGTATCTGAAAAGATTAAAAAGGCTATTGCGAATAAAGTCAAAGACCATAACGAAGAGCATGGTGATAAAAAGGG